GGGGTCGTACAACAAACAATAGATGATGTATTCAAACAAGGCGATATACAAGACGTAGCGCAAAGAGCTAGAGATATACAATCAGGCGGAGAGTCTGCGTTTGGTTCTAGAGCTAGACTAACTGCTGATGAAAGACGAGCATCTTTAGGCAGAGGATTGGGAGAAGCTTTAGCAGGTATACGTTCTGGTGGTTTTCAGACAGCTCAATCTACAGCTTTAGGTGAATTTGGTAGACAGGCTTCAGCCAGAGAAAGGTTAGCGGGTAACTTAGCTGGATTTGGAACTCAATTTGGGGATATAGGCTCACGTAGAACTGGCCTAGCCAGAACAATAGGTTCAGACGTAGCTGGATACGGTGGGCAAATAGGTAATCTTGGAAGTACAGGTTATGATTTAGCTTCTTCTCAGAGAAGAGAATTAGCAAATTTAGGTTCTACTGCAAGAGGTGTTAAAGATGTAGGACTAGGCAGGGAATACGAAAGAGCTATAGGAGATAGATTTGCACCTACGCAAGCAGCTAGTTACGTACAAGGATTCTTGCCAACTTATCAAAGTGGCGGGACTCAGATAAATAAAACTTACGGTATGCCAATAGATCCATATTCACAAGGTATAGGAACTTTCTTGAATGTATATGGAACGATGAATCCAAGTAGTAACGTGGCAGGAACAACTTACGGACAAAGTTAATATGAATGTATTACAAAGGAAAATGTTTGCAGAAGGGGATTTGGTAAATTTAGATATTCCAACTGACCAAGATATTGTTTCTAAATTTACTACTGCATCGCAATTAAATCCAGTAACTACTACAACTAGAATTATTGAACAAGGCGGCACTTTTTTTGCTGTTAAACAAAACAAAAATGGAGATGTAGTTGGTTCTGAACCAATAGATTTGGGGTTATCTCCTACTGGCGATCCGAAAGAAGCCTATCAAAGACAGAAAGGGAATGTATTAGGAAATATAGTAGGGGGTGCTGGATTAGGTTTGTCTCTACTCCCTACACTACAGACAAAAACCGCTGGTAGGTTTCTTTCGGGTATAGGAAACTTACTTGGAAAGGCCAAAGGATATTCCCCTGTTGTAGCTACAAAACTACCTGGGGCAGTTGTCAAGGGTCAAAAAGGTTTTCAATCTAGGCCTAAATTTGATCCAAGGTCTTATAAATATGAAATGCAAACAGGACCTGCTTCTGTATTAGGAGGGAGTGCGCTTGTTGCAGGTTCTTACGGACTTGAAACAGACCCTGGGGAAGTAGATGATGAAAAAGCAGAAATAGCACAAAAATTAACTGAATTAGAAAATACAAAAACCCAAGAAGAGATTGATAACAAAACAAAAGAAGATGATACAACTTTTGAAATTGTTACTAGCGAAGACGGTACTCCAGATGATGCAACAGAAATTGACGACGGAACAGAACAAGAAAATTTAATTGAAACACGTGAAGTCAAACGCCAAGGCATGTTAGACAATCCTAGTTTCAAATCTTTACTAAGAAACATCGGTGTTAATATGGTGGAAACTGGAGACGTTGGTTACGGAATATCTCAAGGCTCTGCGCAAACTGTTAAAGATGAAATAGCAGCTGAAGCTCTAGCAGCTGAAACTTCAAAAGAAATGCAGTTAGAAATGTTAAAAGCCAGTCTTGAAGGAGTAAATATATCTGATTTAACATCTATAGATAAAATGGAAGGAGAGTGGGGCGATCTTACACAACAATCACAAGATAAAAGAGGAACAGCAGGACAAATTAAAGAAGTCCTTAACACCCTAACAAGTCAAGGTAACAAAATTTTCGGAGTAGGTAATATTGTTACATCTAACTTTGACAAAATTATGGCTTTTGTTTCTGGAGATACAACTTTAAACGCAAACAGAGAAGCGATTGCAGAAGGGTTGAAGTCAGAAAATCCAAGAGAATACGTAAAAACTATTTTAACGGTGGTACAAAATAAAAATATAAAAGATTTGCTTGGAGAGTCAGGTAGAACCATATCTAATTTGGACAGACAAGTAGTAGAGAGAATAGTGGGTCAGCTATCAGACACAAATATTCTTTCGCAAGACCCAAAAGCAATAGCAACAAAATTAGAACTTTTATACGACAGTTTAATAAAAGAAGCAAAACAAGCAGAAGATATGGCGTCCATCAAAGCTAGAAATTTAAGGATAGCTGGTAGAGACGTTTCTAAATTAATACCACCTACTCCAACAAAAACAACCCCTGTCGAAAATCAAGCAAGAGTCAGAATAAAAATCCAATAAAATGATATATGAAATTGAATTACCTGATGGAAGAATCATTGAAGTCGAAGGGGAGCCTGGACAAGAAGAAAAGGCTGTACGTTCTGTTAAGGAATACCTAGCTAAAGAAGCAGCAGGTAAGGCACTAAACGATACTGAGTTTGACTACGAAACAGGTATAGACAATATACGTCTAAGAGGCCAACTAGATATGGCTGAAACTCAAGAAGAAAAAGAATCAGTATTAAGAAAATACGTAGGTTCTCAAGGATTTGCATACGACGCTAATGGAAGATTAGCTGTTACACCTTTAGGTCAAAAAAGATTAAACCTTAATCCAACAGATAAAAATATAATTGTAGACGAAAAAAGCATGTCAACAGGTGATTTTGCAGACTTTGCTGGTACTATTGGTCCAGTTGCAGGAGCAATCGCCGCATTAGCTCCACAAGGAAAAGTCTTAAAGTTTTTAAAACCATTTATGGTAAATGATCGTCTCGTAAGATCAAGTGCTGTAGCTATAGGATCGGCTGGCGGTAAAGGTGTTGAAGAAGCTGGTGAACTATTGTTGGGCGTACAGGAACAAAAAGCAGGCGAGATAGCATCAGATTTAGCTGTAGAAGGAGTGATTGGTGGCTTGTCGCAAGGTCTATTTGAGGTAGCAGGCGCAGGGCTAGTAGCGATGTTGGGTAGAAAAGCACCCGCAGGAGATATAGATATAGCAAGATCAATCGCGCAAGGAGCTGACCCTAACGAGGTAGAATTTTTAGCTAGACGATTAGGTAGAGAGCCAACTTTTAAAGAAATACAAAAAGCGCAAGAAGATGGCTTGATTAGTAGTTTTACAGAAGCTGCTGTTTCTCAAAGTGCTTTAGGAAGAGCTATACCAGGCAGAATACAAGCCGCATCAGAAACAGTATTTGGTAGGACTGAAAGAGATAAACGTTTAGTAGAATACGGAACTCAACGTTTACAAAAGTTTTTAGAAAAACAAAAAGACGTCACATTATCTTTAGATGATTTTTCTCAAGCCATACAAACAGGACGTATGACTAAGGGTGAAATAGATGCCTTAATAGACGGCCTATCTCAAAGTGCTAAAAAATCTAATCAAGCACTAGATGACTATATTAACAACGCAATTAAACTTATAGATGATGGTGCTTTGTCTGGTGGCGCTGACAGAATAGCAGTAGGACAAAATTTAAGAGATCAAATTAAAAGATTATACGACGAAAAATTTGGCTATATCGGAGGGGATAAAACCAAGCCAGGCGAATACGTAAAAAGAAGCCAAGAAATAGATCAGTTCCTAAATCAAAACGGATTACAAGCTTGGGAAGGAAATGTAGGATTAAAAGTAGATGGATTGATAGATTTTCTAGAACGCCTTACTACAGAAAAGCCTGGATTAAAATTATTACAGTCTTTAGAAGGCGTACAAGGTGGTTCTATAGAAACTATAAAAAAAATATTTCAAGACTTACAAGAAGAAGGAATATCATTACAGGCTTTAAATCAATTAAGAGGAACTTTTTTAGCAATAGGTAGATCAGCTCCTACGGGAGCTAAAGACATAGCTAGAGCTGTTAAGGAAATTACCGAACAAATTGATGATATTTTTATTAAGTTAGAGGGAGGAATAGGTGTAGACGAAATGATAGCTAGATCAAGTCAAGCGGGTGTAGATGTTGATGCTGAAGCATTGCAATCGGCTGCAAAACTTATTAGAAACTATAACAAAGATTATAGAGATGCTATCGAACCTTTTAACAACTTAATTGTTACTAATATAAGAAAAGACGCAAGAATGGGTGCCTACGACGTAGATGAAATATTTCAAAAGATAATTAAAAAAGGTCAACCGAATGTTTTAAAGGGAGTGTTAGACGCTATACCAGATCAAGCATCTAGACAGTCAGTTAAAAAAGAATTACAAGAAACATTTGTTAGAGAAGCTTTAGAACATCCTAACGTTATTAACGTTGAAACTGGACAAGTCAATCCAACTGCTTTTGCAAGATTTTTTAGAGACAAGCTAGGATCTACGCAAAAAGTATTGTTTGATGACGTACCAGACTTGCCTAGAATCTTGTCTGACTTTAATAAAATTAACAGAAACTTTAAGCCAGAAAGATTAGAAAAAGTTTTAGGCAACATAAAAGATAAAGGCTTAAAAAATTCACTTGATAACTTTATACAAAGTGAAAATGCTTTGCATAATGCTGAAGTAGACCAACTTTTTAAAAGAATACAATCTGCTGAACCTGATGAAATCATAAATTTAGTATTCAGAAATGGTCAAGCATCTAATATAGATGAACTTAGACGAAAACTTACTCCTGCTGTCTTTAACAAAATACAACAAGACAGTATGCGTGAACTATTAAGAGTTGCTAAAGGTCCTGGTAAAAGAGTTGATGAAGTATTTAAACCAGAAGTTTTAGAAAGGGCTTTGAATTCAAAAGGGGACGACGCACTTAAGGCGATGTTTGGAGATGCAGAAACAAAAGCTTTAAGAGATTTAGTAAGAGATTTGCGTGTAATGACAAGAGCCGAAGGCGGAGGAGCGGGTACGCTGATAGCTGGTGCTGTAGCTGTAAATGCTTTTAATCTGGCGATGTTACCTACTTTAATTCAATTAGGTGTGATGAAAACTATATTTATGAATCCTTCTATTGTAAGAAAATTGGCTAAATCAGATAAAGAAAGTATAAATTTAGTGATGAGAGCATTTAAAGATGCAATAAGATTGACACCACCCATCGCTTTAGGTGAAGAGATTGTAGAAACTTCTAGTGAGGCTTCACAGTTAATACAAGATGAAACCGCAGAGCAATTACAAGATAGCGATATTAATCTAGGAGAAGCAGCAGAACAATTAAACAAAGAATTTCAAACATTAAGACCTCCTCGGGTTACTTCTAGTTTAAGTTTACCAAAAATTGATTCGCTTCAACAACCACAAATTTCGCAAGGACCTGTAAGCAGAAGTCTACTAGGTGGTTCACCTGCTAACGAAGATATAGCAGCCAGACGAACTGGTGGTATTGCTGGTTTAGTTTAAGTAAGCCCCAACTCTTCCCGATCAAATCCTAACGCGTGGTCTGACAAACAGACCAATTCATCTTTACTTAAATGTATGTATGGCTCTGAGTCCTCTGGTAGTTGCGGTTCTGCAATCGTACCAAAGCGTACATCGTAGACTTTATTTCTATCCCAAGTGTGTGAGTACACACTATCCGTCATAGCAAACACCAGTACAAATGGTTGGTTGGTTGCTAGAGACAAGGCAGCCCCCATACGTAACTTAGATGCGCTTAGTAATAAAGTATCGTAACGATCTATACCAAAGCTACGACATTTAACTTCTAGCCAGAAGCAAGAGTCTTTGCTCTCGCACCAATAATCTAGGCCATAGCTAACTGGTAGCTTATGACATCTTACGCCCCATAATCCTTCTATAAATCCTGCTACACGTTCTTCGCGCTTTTGATCGCTGATTGTCTCCATCTTTGGTTTCGCGTTCATAAATAACTCCTTCATATATATAGGTATACAAACGATGTAAAAGAACAAATGGCGTTGCTATCAAACTTACTATCAAAGCGATTGTAATAAGTAACAGGTAAAACCATACCTTTCCTATCTCGTATACTATTTCTGCTATATCTCTAATCATCGAAAAAATTAGGATCTATAGCGACTATTCTTTTCATTGGTCGTCCTGTTGCTTTAACTCGTACATCTTTCTCTTGTATCTCCCCAGCGTTTATCAAACGATTAATAATCTCTTTTACTTCAAAAGATTTCATTGATCTAAATAATTCTCGTCTGTCTATATCACGACGACTGATACCCATTTCACCTTGCGTTCTAATAAAACTAAGCACTTGCTTGATACGGCTTTCCATTTCAGAACCCGCAACCTTATCTTCACACGTGGCTACCATTAACTGATCGTAGTAGTAAACGTAATCTATTGCCCACTGGGTCATCTCCCCTTTGATTACATTGGTATTTGGATTATCTGCAACCGCACATATCATAGCCAGGCGCATCGCCTTCTCTCTAGTCCTAGACAGTAATACTTCTAGTCCGTCCTTCTCTAGCTTGTTCTGTTGCTCTACTAACTCGTAAGCCAATTTATTTAACAGGTCCTTAGATTCGTCGTTAAACTTGACCACACGTTGTTTAAAATCTACTTCTGAGTTGTCCCTAGAAATCTGTTCCATTTCATTCTTGGTTTCTCTAACCTTACGTACCCATTCACATATTGCATACGAAGGCTCTGCAAATGGCACCATACGGCTTACGGTTCTAGGTAACTTAGACTCAACCACTATAAAACGATTCAGGAATCCATCTACGATACGTCCTGTTGATAAAGCGCCGTAGAAGTTTCTAGGTACAGACATACCCACTAACGTAATCGCTGGTTTGACTGTCGAACGATCTAGGGCTTCTTGTTGCTGTTTCTGAGTCAGAGTCATCATAGAGTAGTTGTCTGGCCTGATCGTACCGTGGCAACGTCCCCACGTCTCCATAAGGACCTGTATAGCGTCCTCCTTGTTAGAATTGGTAGATTTAGATATAGACTCTAACCTTTTACCAAACTCATCCATAACCGTAACGTGTGTGGGTTTATGACGTAGTAAGCTGTAGACCGCACCACTAGATGTGTAACCGTCTCCCGCCATCATATCGGCAAAGCCAGCACCATCTAATATGTTCTCTATCACCGTCTTGACGTTCTCTTTACCTTGTCCTGATTTAGCAATACACATAAAGAATAAAGAGCTGAAGTTATTCATATCAGTCTTGTACATTCTGCCAAGTGCAACCGAACCGAGTGCGAGTGATGATTGCATCGACAACGCGGGTTGCGGTATTTGGGCTATCTCCTCTGAGTATTCATATATGTCTTTGATGATACCTGGAGGACTGTATAGATCGGTTGGTTCCTTCACGTTGTAACTGCGTTGTATGAAAGCTGGAGCCTGTTGGTTCTTCCTTTCATGGGTCTTTAATATAGAGTTAACTGTAGTTGATATTTCCGATCTTGGTAAGGGGGGTTTATTCTGTTGATTCCAAGACTGAACAAAGAACTCAACCATTTCTATACTGACGTTTTTAGCTATCAGGTTGCCTGCAAGTCTTGCCGCATTATCGTTACGACTGCCCGCTACCACTCCCTCCATAGAGAATGGTGATGTGATTGATTTCCCGTTGAGCTTGTCAACACCTGTAATCATTACCCAATGTTCTTTGGTCAGGTCTGGTAGATCACTTGTATCATGCCAGTCCCATCCATCTATAAACTTAGGTTCGTATATAGCTCCCGTTGCGTGAATGTTATACGGAGCAATAATCAATCCACCCACCCCTCTTATATCTATAAGTTTTGCGGGATCTGACGTGTCTGTTCTTCTAGCTACGTAAGTAGTGTAGTTCTCTGGGTTGTTGTAATAGTAGTGCATCCCCTTGCCTGTAACTACTTTGCAAGGAGTGTTTGGTAAATTCTTTTCTGCCCATATACAGGCTTCAGGTGTGTCTGCGTCAACCACAATGAATTTACCGCAGATTAAGGCTACGACTAAATCGTCGCGGTCCTTAAACCACCGAGTTATTTCTTCCGTCGTCGGTTGTCGCTCTTTATACTTCTGCCACCCACCAAGCTCTTTGGGTGGTACTTTATTATGTCTTAATAATGGTACTGGCGTGTAGCCACTTTCTGCATAAGCAAGAGCAAGCTCCAACGCAGAATCCTGCGCAGATGCTTTGACGTCTAACACTAATCAACCGCTTCTTCTTTGGTTTCTTCGATAGGGCCAAATATAGCTTCAAAGTCTAACTTGCCGTCAGAAGCTTTGATTATTTTTTTGGCTTGGTCTATAGAGGGTTGTCTGTTGCCATATCTCCAGGCTCTAGCTGATGCCGCTGAACAGCCAAATAGTTTTGATGCTGGTTCAATCCCTACAAATTCGATGTAACTTTTAAGTGTCATTCGTTTCACTTCGCGCTCCTTATATTCTGGTTCCAGCCCTTCTTGATATAAAGTCATAAGGTCCTTCTCCGTTAGTTGTTGTTGTCGGTAAAGATAATTTATCTTCCATTGGTTCTTGTTTTTTGCTTTGTTCATTGATACTATATGTTTAATTAGGTTCTCGACACATTGTAATCGAAATCTTTTTTAATAACAACTTTTGGAGAAAGTAACATGAACGATAGCATTTTAAATCGTATCAAAACCCCAAATGAACTTGTAGAACAACAAGGCGCGAAGCTGTTAGTCTACGGTGAAAGTGGGGTGGGAAAGACAACTCTCTGTCAAACGGCACCTGGTAAAACATTGGTCGTTAGTATGGAGAGCGGTCTACTTTCTATCAAAGATGCACCCAACCTCGACGCGATTGAGGTGAAGGAAGCATTTGAGATAGAACAAATCGCTGAACTCTTAGAGAACAAAACCTTGGACTATGACACCGTCTGTTTAGATAGTGTTACAGAAATGGCTGAGATTTTGTTATCGCAAGAGAAAGCAAAAAGTAAAGATCCAAGACGTGCGTATGGTGAGGTCATCGAAGTGATGATTAAAACGATGCGTAGGTTTAGGGACCTTCCGATGCACGTAGTATTTATCGCTAAACAAAGTAGGGAACGCGATGAATCTTCTGGCATGTTTCATTATCAACCGATGATGGTTGGCGCTAAATTGCCAACGCAAATACCATACTTCTTTGATGAAGTGTTGGTCTTGCGTACCTTTGACGATGAGAATGAAAAAGGTGAAACCGTAACCTCTCGTTGGTTACAAACGAAAATTGGTCAGAACTATATAGCCAAGGATCGTTCAGGAAAGCTAGATGAGTTAGAGTCACCTGATTTAGCTATTATTATTAATAAACTCGGATTTGCAGGAGGTGCAGCATGAGTGATTTTGACGGATTTGATTTTAATATAGAAGACGCGGGTAGCGATAATAGTGCAATACCAGCAGGTGATTATCCTTGCGTTGTAACTACGTGTGAGAAAAAGAAATCTCAGGCGAATAACGATATGATATGGCTTGAACTAGAAGTGACTGGCGATAAATACGCGGGTTGGGTGGTTCGTAAACCATTTATGCTTTGGCAAGACAACCCAACTTATCTTGGGTATGCAAAAGCTGATTGGGCCAGATTATGCAAAGCTTTAGGCTTTGGTAACGAGAACCCACCTAAGAGCGCACACGATCTACACGGTAAAGCATTTATCGTATCGTTAGCCATAGAAGAGGCGGAAGCTGATTCTGACTACGGCGACAGTAATAAGATCGTTGGCTACAAACCTTTGGAAAGAGCGGCAGCTCCTAAAGCTGCTGATCTACCTCCAAGCATGGGTGAGTCAAGTGTTTCTCCTAGTGAATCGTCTGCTCCAAGCAAACCTTCACTATAATTACTACGGCTACGCTAGGAGTCGTTAAGAGCGAAAGCTCAACCTAGCAACTTTATTCAGAGTACAACTTCCAATTGGTCGCTAAGACCGACAAGAAATCATCCATAGACAGTACGGCTACCTTAGAGTGGTCCACGTCCCACCCTGTATTTATAGCCGATAAGGGAACGCAAACCCGAATAGGTCTGCGGTTAAATTTATATATCAACGCGGGTATCTTACCGTTACATGATTTGCATACTTGATCCCACCAGGCGGCTCGTAACAGGTCGCCTTCTTTATAGAACTTACACTCTACTGCAAAGTAGGGCATATCTAGATCGCACTGATCTTTCTGTTGATACTGATCTAGGTTACGTTTGGTTTGGTAATCTATACCCTCTGCTATAAAGAACTCGTTGAGGATCTTGGCTATATCACGTTCAAACGCGGCGCCTTTGTTTCTAGAATTAATCTTGGCCATCTAAATCTAGTGTAACAATATTAGGACTGTTATGAATGGTAGGCTTAGTTCCTTTTAGATACTTCTTATAAGACTCTAGGCTTGCAGACATTTTTATCCAGGCTTTATCCATTTGTTGTTCGGTTATCTTAAACACCTTGCTTGCGTAAGGTAGTTTCTTTTCTTGAGCTACAAATACAAACTCTTTGACTCGGTAGCCCGCAGCTTCCAATCCTCTTCTGTACCAAGCGGCTTGTTGGTCGTAGCCATACTTTAGTACCGACTCAAGAAAAGACTCAGGACTGCAACTGTAGGTGGTCTTGTAATCCACCGCGACAATCTCGAAGTCTTGATGTATTCCTTGCGGACTGCATATAACGTCAGGTCTACACTTACAAAGCACGTCGTCTTCATACCAGTAGAAAGAGGCTTCAGGTATCTTGTTATCACCATTCAAATACATATCGGCTTCAGGAATGATATTAGATGCCATACCTTCTATATCTAGGTAATCTCTTTCATTAATAACCACTAGGCCACGATCCTTAAAGTCTTGCTTTAAGTCTTTGCTGACCTTTGTATAGGGAGATCCAACGATCACCCCTACGTTATCGTTAAAGACTGCATCGCCCTCTACTAACATATAGTGAGCGGCAGTACCAAAGTTCATAGCGGGAGTGGTTTCGGTTTCAACCTCTATCGCGTGGACCTGGCTATCGTTAAATTTACGTACGAAGCTAGAGCTGATTCCCACGTCTGAGTGATACACCTCATTTGGTATCTCACGTATTATTATTGCATCCCCTTTCTCTATAGGGTCATATTCTAGTAATTCAGGTATCTGTTTCATTTTTTTCTCCATTAAAAGGGTACGTCATCGTCCCAATCTTTTTTTCTATACACACGTTTGGTATCGCCTTCTTTCTGTTGCAATTCAAACGCAGCTTGTTTTTTAAACATATCTACGAAAGGTGTGTCTTCTTCATATTCTAACAAAGCAGTCTGCACGATCTTGTCGCAGTTAAGAGGTTCAGGCCAATAGCCCATAAAGTTTTTAAGATCGGTTAGGTTTTCCTGTACCGATTTACGTGGTTCATAAGTTGGTTTCTGTATAGATTCCCAATACTCTTGTATGGGTTTCATATCTGCATCGTCGCCTATAAACGTCAAGTCAAACTCAGTCTTGTCGTAGGGTAGATAAATGTATGTGCCGTCCTTTTTCCTAAAAGGATAGCAACGTAAGGGCTTACCTATTGTCATTCTTTAACGCCTCCTTATAAGCCAATTCAAAGACGTGTGGATAGTGGTGTAGTACATACATCATTACTTCCGTCATTCTATTGATTGATTGAATATCTTCAAACAGTTGATTGATATGGTCTGGTTGGACTTTACCAATCTGTTCTTTTGTATCTTCCGATAGGGTCCTTTCTATTAAGGTGTTTAGTTCACTCATTACTTTCTCCAAAAAGTTAAAGTACAACTATATAAAAAAACTTTACACTTGTAAACTGATATGTTTATACTATAGGTAAATTACTTAGGAGAAAGTGAAATGGCTAAAATTATTATTGATAAACGAACTAAAGAGTGTGCGTTTATTGAAGTAGGAAATTACACAGTATACGTTGACGATTCAACAGAAGAACAAATAATAGAAGTTTCTAAAGACGGTAAAACTTTATACGATTCATTGAAGACAGCAGATGAGTAGTTCATACAAACCAAAAGAATACGTAGGCTATCAAGAGATACTAGATAACGTTAGATCTATAGTTAAGCGTATCGCACCTGGATGGGCGGCCTCATCTATCGTTCAAGAGATAGATAACCTGGAGACTACAATAGATGAAATGTATGCGGGTCGTCAGGATCAAGCAGAAGAGATGATGCGAGATGACTTTGAATAAGTTCTACATCAAGAGCGAACATCATACGGAAGATGTAGCGTACCGATTTAATCCTAACGTGTGGCATGAGGTCACTAATTGGAAGACTTATAAAGTTAAAGTAACGGACATACAAATAGTGTCAGACTTGCCAAAGGACGTTAAAATGTTGATAAGGCGAGAAGTGTTTGAAGACATACTGGCCTCGGAACAATAGGGGAGAATATGAACGACGAAGCAAGGATAGTAGAGATATTACGTCTGTTTGGAGAGTTAGAAGCGATCAATAAGACGTATGTATCTGATTTATTGATACTAAAACAAAGGATTAAAGATGCAGAAGGAAAGGACTGAATACAAATGGGTGGTTGAGTATGGCGAAAGTAAAGGCAAACGCTACAAGAAATATATCAAGGTTGAGAAACCTAAAAGGAAGTCGACAGAGGTAAACATACGATCTCTATAATATAATAGATATGCAGTTGCATCCCTTTCTCCGTAAGAAAGTAAAACAAATGGCTCGAGGTACAGTCAGCAACGAAGTACCTCACCTTAATTAATATGAATGTACTAAGTTTATTTGATGGAATGAGTTGCGGGAGATTGGCTCTTGACCGCTTGGGTATAGAGGTAGACCAATACTACGCAGCTGAGATAGATAAATACGCTATCCAAGTTACGCAAGAGAACTGGCCTGAGACAATACAATTAGGGGACGTAACCCAAATAAAAGGCAAAGACCTACCTAAGATAGACCTAATATTGGCGGGTTCGCCTTGTCAGGGTTTTAGTTTTGCGGGTAAACAGCTTGCTTTTGACGACCCAAGATCTGCTTTATTCTTTGAATTCGTACGCATACTGAAAGAATGTAACCCTAAATACTTCTTATTAGAGAATGTGAAGATGAAGAAAGAGTTCTTAGAGATTATCACGCAACAAGTGGGAGCTGAACCCATACTTATTAATAGCGCCTTAGTTAGCGCGCAGAATCGCCAAAGATACTATTGGACAAACATACCAGGAGTAGAACAACCCGAGAACCGAGGGGTTGTATTGAGGGATATATTAGAGACTGAATGTGTTTCAGATGAGTTTAGATACAGTCAAAAATCAATAGACTATATGAACAGAGGTAACGAGAAGTGGCAACAAGCGGGTAATCGCAGAGCTGACAGATACGAGCAAACTGCTGATAAAGACAAATCGTTTGCAATAACTGCCAATTGGCATAAGGGTGTTCCATACAACTACTTTAAAGAAGAAAAACAAGATAAACCTATCAAAGTTGGTATGAATGTAGAAGAGGTTAAGGTTAGAAAACATGAAGTAGATATACCTAGTCTTCAATATTTACTGCGGGAAATGAAGGTTGAGTCTAAAAAAACTAATAAACAAATAGCAGAAGAAACTAATCAACCTATTACTAAAGTTGAACATTGGTTCAGAACCGACAGTAGTTTTGCAATACCTGGAGATGACGTTTGGTTAAAGTTAAAAGAAGTTCTGGGCATACATACAGAGGTCTTTGACAAGCCGATAATGGAGTTTGAATACAGGGACGGAGTATATGAAACAAAACAAAGGGTTTATAGCGACAAAGGTAAAGCACCTACCTTAACGGCTGGCAATACGGAACAGTACATAGAAACACATAACACACCTAAACAAGTAGGTACGGCTTCAGATATTAACGGTCACGATATATTAAAAAGAGTCTACTCGCCTGACGGTAAAGCACCTACGCTGACTACGAATGGTGGTGGCAACAGAGAACCGAAAGTCTTCGTACAATCTTATAGAGAAGTTAGGACAGAAGAAGCGAAACGCTTACGTAGAGAGAGTAAACAAAAGACGGGTAAAGATCATACACCCTTTCGCGCAAAGGAATTAGTACCTAGAGAAGACGGCAAGGTGGGTCCGGTTACACCTGGACTGAACAACGATCACCTAATCAGTTTACAGAAGTTACCAGATGCAGATAAACCTAATCAAATTAATCCAAGTAAGAAAGCATCTGGCAAACAACCTTATATGCAAGATCGAGTGTTCCACGTTGACGGCAAGTCACACGCTTTGACTAGAGAGTTTGCATCCAGAACAAACGTGGGTACAAATGAATTACCTTTACCTGAAGAAGATATGGGTGAAAGAATTGTAGTAGATGAAGAAAAGAAACAATTGATTATTAAAGAAGCTACGAATAAAGGATTTACTGTTATAGAAGACGGAGATTGTTTTGATATAACTCACTTTGATTCTAAGACCAGAAGGGGTCGTAGTATGAAATATAAGTGCAACGCCTTAACTGCGGGTTCTTACAACTATATGCGGTACGAACATCCTAAAGATGAAAGTTCAGACGTGTATTGGCGCAAACTGACTCCGATAGAATGTGAAAGATTACAAACCGTTCCAGACAATTATACGGCCTCAGTCAGCAATACGCAGAGATATAAGATGCTCGGAAATGGGTGGACAATCGAAGTCGTTGCACACATATTGCAGAATATGAAGACACTTGAAGAAGGTGGAGAGGTAGCAAAAACTAAAGGTCAACAAGGGTTTGAATTCTAAAATTTGCTATACTATTGGTATGTCACACTTAAAAATAGTAGATCTCAATAAATACAAACGCAATCCGAGTCATATCGAAGGAAAAGAACGCCTGGATGCGTTATTCGACAACTTTGTAAGCAGAGGAGCTAAACCGAATATGGTCGCTGAGATGATCTTAGCCTACGGTATATGCGAGGTACTCAACTACGCAGTACGGAACGAAGAGGGCCTTGATTCGATCAGTCGTTTGCTATCGGAAAGCTTTGGTCTAGATATAGAGCGAAATGAGTATTTTGAGCCTGATAATACGGGTTTTGTCAAAAAGGATGATGATGAATGACAAAACTATTGGCTTGAAACCCTCTCACTATAAGGTTTTGGCGTTTTGGCAGTTTTGTCAGGGTATGGGCTATTCTGTAAAAACATGGATACAATTAGTAGAAAATTATAGGGGGGTGTAAGAGAATGTATGACAAAAGGGGGTATATTAAAGAATATATATATAAAAGTACCTTAGAAAACCCTTACCTTATAGGATTTGTTAGAAAAATTAGTTTTGTCAGGTGGGGTGTGACAAAACTCTGACAAAACACATATAATATGACAAAACTAAAAGCAAACATTAGGAAGAAATTAGATCAGGAATTTGTAACA